AAGGGATCGGCGGTAGACCATCAACGCTCCAGCGGATGGCCGCTATCCAGCAGCAACCTACACCAGAAGCCGCAGGGGGGCCATACAGACCTCCCGAAGCATCTGCCGCTATCAACGCTGCTCTTGCGACAGAAGACTCCCCGCAGGGAGCGTATGAACGGCAAAAAAAGATCGAGCGAGCCGCTTATGATCTAGCGGTTGAAGCGTTGCAGTCTCGGTCCCTCGATGCTGGCCGAATGGTCTCAGTACACGCGACCGCAGCAAAGAATCTCATATCAAGCCGCGATGACGTACTGGCTCAATCCGAAAAGGAGCGAACGCTTGTCTCCGGTGCTTGGGTTAAGAAAGCAATGCAGGAACACGATGGAGCAGTGTCTCAACTCTTAAAGTCGATGCCGAAACAGTTATCCGGTCGCATTGCTCCGCACGATCCAGAACACGCCGAGCGTGAACTAGAGCGTTGGGTTCAAGAAGTGTGTCTCAAAACTCTGCACCAGACTGACCCGTGGAAATCTTAAACTGCCAGAAGCCAGCCGGTATCGAATCGCTGCGGCAAAACAGAATCGCGATCAAAGCTATCGAGCGTCAGACTGGCTTAGAGTTCCTGTCGATATCAGACCAAGAGCCTTCCCGCATTGATGGGTTCATCTTCGATCCGGCTAAAGGAATCATCACCGGAATCTATGAGGTCAAAACTCGTAGCTACGGTGTCCACAAGCTCCAGACCACATTTGGAAATGAATGGATGATTTCTTGGTCTAAGATCCAAGCGGCTCTTGAGGTTACTAGACGAACAAAGCTTCCGTTTTACGGAGTGCTGCATCTGCTGGATGACAACATTGTTATGATGGTTGAGATCTTCAACCGCAATGCGTCTTGGGCAGCAAACCATAAGGTGGAAGACCGTCTGGTTAACGGAATCAAAGACCGAATGGCGTTAATCAATATGGCTACCGCTATGCAATATAAGATGAACCAACTCTTCTGATGACAGACCTAGAGCTTGAAATCCTAGAGTTCCGCAGACAACTCTGGCGACCGACTCCACGGCAATCTGTTGTCGAGTGGGCTGAGAGCAATCTGACTCTAAGCCAAAGACAGACCGAGCATCCCGGTCCATTCTCTACCGCTGTAAGACCATATTGCAGGGAGCCGCTAGAATCTTGGAAAGATCCTGCGGTCTCGGAGGTCACGTTGTGTTGGGGATCTCAGACCAGTAAGACAACAACGCTGATGGCCGGTCTCGCTTGGTCCATCGACGTAGAGCCGTCTCCTGCGTTGTGGCTTATGCCGTCTGAGAATCTGGCTCGCAGCTTCAGCAAATCTCGCTGGCTCCCTATGCTGGAAGACTCTCCTGCTATGGTCGCGCGGTTTCCGACAGATAAAGATCAGATAACCAACCTAGAGCAGCAATTCGACCGCTGTACCCTGACTTTTGTCGGGAGTAACTCACCAGCAAACCTAGCGTCTCGTCCGGTAAGGATCTTGGTCGCAGATGAGGTGGATAAATTCGCTGATGCGACCGCAAAGGAGGCTGACGCTCTTGATCTAGCCGAGCAGAGACTCAAAGCGTTCAGCAGTTCTAAAGCGTTCTTTACCAGCACTCCCACAACCTCGGAGGGGAGAATCTGGCAGCGTTATCTGCGAGGGGACCAGCGGAGGTATTATATCCCGTGTCCATACTGCCGAGAGCATATCAAGCTGGAGTGGCGACAAGTCACTTGGGAGAACGAGAAACTGGAAGACGGAAGACCCGACTGGCAGCGCATCCGTACCACCGCCCATTACGTCTGCCAATTGTGTCAGGGAAAGATAAGCGACAGCCAAAAGGTCGCAGGGTTACGCCATGGCAAATGGATCTCGGAGAATAAAGCCAGTCTCCCGAGCGTAAGGTCTTATCATCTGTCGTCTTTGTATTCCCCAGACCGCAAATGCACTTGGGGAAATCTTGCCGTTGCGTTCTTGGAAGCCAAAAGCTCAATGATGGGATTGCAGGGATTCATCAACGGAATGTTGTCGGAACCGTGGGAAAATCAGGAGACCCAACAGGACCGAGTTGAGATTGTCTCTGATGCTGGCATCCCTGAAGCCAGACGCTATCTCACCGCTGACGTACAAGCTGCCGCTCCGTTTCTCTGGTGGGTCTGCCGCGAGTGGAGCAAAGGCAACTCTCGACTTGTTGGAGCCGGTCACGCTGATGATTTTGCCGCTCTCCGTAGGATACAACTCCAATACAACGTCCACGACATGGATGTTGGCGTTGATTCCGGTTACAACACTCAAGCGGTGTACGATGCTTGCGCGGAGTTTTCGCAGAGCAGTGGAAGCCCGATAAACTATCCCTGCGGTCTGCGTTACCCACCAGAAGGAGGTCTGCGAAAGCCAATGCTAATCGGATGGCTACCGATGAAAGGACGCGAGACCGGAGCTAGATTTACCAGCAAGACCGGCTCGATCCATCCCTTTGGAATTACAACCTCAACCTCAATGCGTACGGACGCTGTACAGCCTCTGCTTGTCTTTGATACCGAGCATATGCGGGAGGTGCTCCAGCGGCTCCGCAAAGGGACCGAGACTCATCAATGGAGTGTTTGCAGCCTCCCCGCTCCACTAGACGCTGAAGGGGCTTTTGCGAGCGATTCTGATACCTATTGGAAGCATCTAGACAGCCATCTTCTCAAGCCAACGGCTAACCGCTCCGGTAGGATTAAACATCTATGGTTCAAGCGAAACACTCGTTGGCCTGACCATTTGCATGACTGTGAAATCATGCAGTTGGCGATGGTTATGTTGTGGGGAGACCTAACTTCCAGTACATCGGAAAATTCTAGTGGTTGACAAACTTGCGGCTCTGTTGATAGTCCGCGCAAGTGTTCACATACACAGTAGCAACTAAGCGGAGTTACTTGCGTACGACCTACGCGAGCAAAGCCGCTTTGACATTGCTTGAGGCTTTGACGGCAAAGCTAACTGTTTCCGCTAACTCGATGGAGAGCGGGAATGTGGTCCGCAGTACTTCTAGCTCTGACGTTTCCGTTGAGTTCGCTGAACCCGGTAAGGGGACCGCTGCTCCAATCGAGATGCTGCAAATGTGGGAGTCTCTGCTAACCGATTACGATTACGCTGTAACGCTTCTCTCTGGTGATGGGATCGCTAGTCCCACCGATCTCCAGATTTACAACAAGATGCTGACCGCCGTTCTGGTTTCAACCACTCGGTATTATGGGGATTTCACGCAATTCCGCCGTGAAGCCACAACCCGAATGAGCTAATGGGATTTCTTCAAAACATAGCGAACAAGCTGTTTCCCGCTCCCGTTAACAAATACGAAGGAGCCGGTCAGTCTTTGCGTCGTTCGTATCTTGATACGTCTTACACTTCCGCGCGGTTTGATGTCACTAGTTCGACTCGTCAAGCCATCGTTCGCAAGTCTCGCTTTTTTGAGCAAAACAACGCTGTTCTAAATAGGCTTGGCGACTTGTTTGAAAGCTACACTGTCGGCTCCAGCTTCTCCGTTCAGCCAGCCTCCAGCGACTCCGCTTGGAATCTCAAAGCAAAGAAGTGGTTTGATGTTTGGAGCCGTTATCCCGATATCGGTTCTCGGCAGTCGTTCTCCACTCTGATGGGGCAAGCCGCTCGCGGTTGGTTCTACGATGGCGAATCGTTCTTGTTGTTGACCAAAGGAGAGACTGGTAAACCTCGATTGCAGTTAATCGAAGCTCAATCCATTGCAACTCCAACAGGGATGCAATCAGACGAGACCGTGTTTGACGGTATCCGGTTTGATCCTCGTACCGGACGAGCGATATCCTACTTTATTGGATCGGAAAAAACTCAGGGTAACCTGACTGATGTTCGATCCATTCCTTCTGACTCGGTTGTACATATCTACGAGCCGAATCGTCCCGGACAGCTTAGAGGTCTTCCGTTTGTCTCCGCTGTCATTAACGATCTGCACGATCTAGATGATCTGCAAAAGCTGGAGATGGAAGCTTGTAAGCTTGGCGCGTCTGTCGCTCAGATTGTTAAGACTGACGCTGGTGAAGTCCAAGCGAGCAACCTCCGCGCTGGTACTGCTGGAGCGAGCGTAAACACCGCCGAGAACTATTACGAACAGGTCTTTGGATCTGGCGTAAAGGTAATGAAGAACGGTGACAGTTTCGAGCAGTTTGCAACCGAGCGTCCCGGTGTAAATATGCGGGAGTATTGGCGACAATTGACCGAGAAAGTCTGTGCTGGTGTTGGCATCCCTTACGTTCTTGTTTATCCAGAATCAATGCAGGGAACCGTCTATCGCGGTGCGCTAGATATGTCCGCTGTTTGGTTCAAGTCTCGCCATCAGGTCATGGCATCAGCGGCTCGTCGTATTTATGAATATGCGATGGAGTACGCGATCAAGAATGATCCTACGCTCAATGACGCTCCTAGCGATTGGTACGAAGTATCAATCACCGCTCCGCGCTCACCCAATGTAGATGTTGGCCGCAACTCTGCGGCTCAATTGGCAGAGCTAGAGGCTGGCGTTGTTACCTTTGATGAGGTCTACGGAGCGCGTGGTCTTGATTGGCGTTCTGCTTTAGAGTCAAAAGCTCAACAAGCTTTGTTTGTACGTCAACTCGCTGCAAAGTACGGAGTCGATGTATCTGAGATTTCGGTGATTCAGAAAGAGCGTCCCGCAACTAGTGTTGCAACTGCTATTGACATTGAAGACGATTCTTCTGAATCTCCGTCCCCAGTCGCTCCGTCAGAAGGTGGGTCGCAACCTGTTGTTGTAGAGCAGGAAGAGATTATCGCTACCGTCAAGAAGACTCGGAAACCAAAAGCCAAGAAAACCGAATGAGTTTCACAAAGAAATCTGATTGGCTTTACTACGCTCCAGCAAACGCTGCTGGTGATCCTGCTACCGTTCAGATCTTCGATCAGATTGGCGAAGACTGGTACGGCGGTTCCGGTCTATCTGCAAAACAGTTTTCCGATGTACTCAACGAGATTGGCAATGGTCCGCTGCTCGTAGAGATCAACTCTCCCGGTGGTAATGTATGGGATGGTCTCAGCATTTACAATCAGTTGCGCGGTCGCAAAGCTCCGGTGACCACTCGCGTTGTGGGTATTGCTGCTTCTATCGCGTCAATTATCGCTCTTGCCGGTGATCGCGTAGAGATGGCTGACGCTGCTCTAATGATGATCCACGATCCATCAGGGATGGCTTCTGGTACTTCCGAGGATATGCGGAAGATGGCTGAGGCTTTAGATCAACACGCTGAGGTGTTGGTTGGAGTGTATCACAAAAAGACCGGACGCTCCGCTGAGTCTATCCGCGCTGCGATGAAAGCGGAAACTTGGTTTACTACCGCTGAGGCTCTTGCTTTTGGCTTGGTGGACAAGCCCATTAAACAGCTTGCAATGGCCGCGAAATGGCATCCTCGCGCTGTTACCAAGACTGCTCCTGAGACGGTCAAGAACAACCTCCGTCGAGGTCTAGAGCAATACGATGAGGGTCTTGCCGGTGACGGTCTAGAACCCGCTACAGTAGCTGACGCTAAGTCGCTGATTTCTGGCGAAGCTCCTACCGCAGATAAGGTTGATAAAGCCTACAATTGGTGGGCGCGTAATGGCCGATTTCTTGAGGCGGAACCTAATACTCCTGCGGACGTAGCAGCTAACCTCTGGGGAGGTGCTGCTGGACGCGATTGGTTCAACGCTCTATATGCTCAGATTGAGCGTCAAGAAGAGCAAGAAGAAGAATCTTTAGACGACAAGCTTTCTGCTAATAGCCAAACCGCTAACGGCAAAAATGGCGTGGACTCCACGCCGCAACCAACACAAACCACCGACACACATATGTCTGACACTGCTACTACTGTGACGGCTGCGGCTGCTCCTGCCGCTCCCGTTGATCTCACTGCGATTCTCGCGAAGCTTTCCGCTCTGGAAGCTTCTATTAAGTCGCCCACCGCCGCTCCTGCTCCTGATCCGGTTCGCCCCGTGATTCAGAACATGGGCAATCCGCTGCTGGAGCAGTACAGGTCGATGAAGGCTGGTGCTGATCGTCGCTCGTTCCGAGTCCAGAACCACAACGAGCTGTTGCGTCAATCCTCGATCTTTGCTCCGCAAAACGGCAACACCTTTACTCCTGCGCTCGTTGTCGATTATCTTGCTGATGCAGTTATCACTGTTGCCACTACTAAGCTGGCGATGATCGCTGGTTTTACTCGCAACGTTGGTTTGGATAACTTGCGTCCCCGCGCAACGGTCCAAGTTAAAAAGTTCACCACTGGTGATGCCGCTCAAGACAATCTCGTTGACTTTGAGAACAGCTCAAACAACGAGTCTACTCTTGAGAACACTCAGGTAAGCGTCAATCAGATCACCAAGACCTTTACCGTCACTCAGCAGGAGTTGAATCAGGGTTACGCTATTAGCGACTTAGCTCAGGGTTCTGCTGAAATCTTCGCTCTAGCGATCTCCAAGAAGGTG